AGATTTGAAGATTTTCCAACAAAAGAAAAAGAGTATGAAAATTATGTTAAAAGATTCTGTACAGCCTTTTTGTTGTATACAGAAGATGACTTATACGACTATACAGATAATTATATGGCCGCTTTAAGAGCATATAGAAATTTAAAAAAAGTTTCGAGCAAGCTCGGAAAATTAATATGGCGCCGCCCTTAATTATCAGCTATAAAAATATTATCTAGTTCCAAACTATTCATGACGCTTTTGTATAAGAGGTATTTATATAAGGATTTTTCTATAAATTCTTTTAAATCTTCGTATTTTGTTGACAAAGACATCACATTAAAGCGCAAATAAACAGAATGTACCATTCCAATTAACTCACCTCGCTCATTTAGAATCATTGACCCAGAACTACCCGGAGCAGCAGGTAAAGTATAAAAAGCATTTATTCCCAGGTTTCCATTAAAACGACCTTCTAAAATTGGTACCATATTCGGCCCAACTATGCTTGCGGGTGCACCAATATTAAATATTTTTTCACCTGGCTTCGGCCCAACAGGTGAAATATTTACAACTTCTATTTCATCTGTCATTCCTTTTGAAAACAAAAGACAAGCATCTATATCCTTTTGGTAATGTAACAAAACGCTATCAAATTCAGTACCGTCTAATGTTCTTGCTTTAAAACGAGCAGACATCGCAAAATCTTCCGTTGGTACTGCCAATGAATTTTCGCAAAAATGTGCAGCAGTTACAATAAACGCACCATCGGATTGTTTATTGACTACATATCCCGAAGCGGAAGAACGAAAGTTCATCGAAATACATTGATTTTTGTTGCAAGATTTTACAAGTAGAGATTTTTCGAGATGTACAAAAGCTTTGCGTGGAAGCACTTCGTAAACTTTTGGGTGTTGTTGGTTGTTGCAATGTGCACAAGAAAATAACGCCAAAAGCAACACAACAAAAAGAATAGTAGTCTTTATTTTTTTAAACATAATAGGTTTCTCCTATAATTAATTATGAAAAAAAAATATCAATCGTTCTTTTTTATTTTTTATTTTAATGTATATAAAGAACTATTTATTATGAGAGTTTATGGCAAAAAAAATATATGTCTTAGATACTAGTGTTTATTTGACTGATGCAAATTCTATTTTTGCTTATCAAAATAATGATATTGTAGTCCCTCTTAAAGTTCTAGAAGAAATAGACAATCATAAAAAACGCCAAGATAGTGTTGGAACAAGCGCACGACGCATAATACGTATTCTAGATTCATTGAGAGAAAAAGGAAGTTTATATAAAGGGATAAGAATTGGTAAAGGAAAAGGTATATTATTTGCCAAAAGCTGTGATAAATCTGATCTTCCTGAAGATTTTGATTTTAAAATTCCTGACAATGAAATTATTGGTGTAGCATTAAATGAAAGAAAGAAGCATCCCAATCGAAAAGTTATTTTGGTTTCTCGCGACATTAATATGCGCGTTAAATGTGACGCATTAGGTTTATTGTGCGAAGACTATGTAGTAAATCAAGTTGTAAAAGATACAGGAGCTTTGTATAAAGGGTTCCGTACCCATTTAGTAGATGATGAGTTGATAGAGCAATTTTATAATGGAAAACCGATTTATCTAGAAAAAGATGAAATAAGACTTCACCCGAATGAATATGTTATGCTTGTATCGAACTCAAATGAAAAAAAGACAGCACTTGCAAGATTTTATAATTATTCAAAATCTTTAAAAAGAATTAATGGAGAACCTAAACAAGGTGTCTGGAGCGTACGCCCGAGAAACAAAGAACAAAGCTTTGCATTTGATTTATTGATGGATCCAAGTGTGCTTGTTGTTACATTAGTTGGCAAAGCAGGAAGTGGAAAAACATTAATGGCCATAGCTGCAGGTTTAGCACAAGTTGTTGAAGGAAGAGAAGTCTCCACATATAGAAGGTTAGTGGTGTCTAGGCCAATCCAACCGATGGGAAAAGATATTGGATATTTACCAGGAACTATGGAAGAGAAAATGAGCCCCTGGTTAATGCCTATACAAGATAATTTACAATTTTTAATGGGGAATGACAAAGAAACCCTTAAAATGTATACAGAGAATGGTACAATAGAAATAGAAGCTTTAACATATATAAGAGGGCGCTCTATTGCAAACTCTTTTGTTATAATCGACGAAGCTCAAAATTTGTCTGCACACGAGCTTAAAACAATTCTTACAAGGGTTGGAGAAAACACTAAAATTGTTTTAACAGGAGATGTTGAACAAATTGATAACATTTATGTAGATGAAACATCGAATGGTTTAACGTATGCGATAGAAAAGTTTAAAAATCATGAATTATCTGGGCACATAACCCTTGTTAAAGGCGAACGTTCAAAAGTCGCGACACTTGCGGCAAAAATTCTTTAAAAAAAATATTGACAAACAAACAATGGAGAGATATAATGAATGAGAATAATGTTTTAGTAGGAGATGATATTATCAATGAAAATCCAGATTTACTTAAGCCACTGGAACCTGATTCTGAAATGAAAGAATGGCTTATTAATTATGTTGGAGAAAAAGAGGCACCAGAAAACGGCGAAGTTAATGTCGAAATGATTCTTAAGATCATGGCCTCAGAATTTCCGGAATTTCTTTTACCATTGGCCGAAGAAAATTTTATTAGAGGTTATCAGCAAGCTTTAATGGATGTTGAGGAAGGTCGCCAAGCTTGGGAAGAAGAAATAGCGAAAAAACAGGGCCAAGATGGACAGTGAGTATATAAAAGAATCTCATAAACAAGTTTTAAAAGAAAATAAAGAGAAATATTTACATGGAAAGCTTCTTTATATACAAGATCCTTTCTTAAATGATATTGATATAGATTATGTAATCGAATATGTTGAAGAGCACGTTCCATTGCATTTGATGCATTATGTTGATTCTATTTACGTAGGTAATTTTAATTTTTTAAACGAGAGGGATGTGAATGCTTTGTATATGGATAACGCCATATATATTACAAACGATCAGTCTAGCGAAAAAGATATGATAGATGATATTGTACATGAAATAGCTCATTCAATCGAGGAGACAATTCCAGAAGAAATACATTTTGATGGAGAAGTTGAAAGGGAATTTTTAGGCAAAAGAGAGAGATTGTGTAACTTATTAGCATCTGAAGGATATGAATTGTTTTCTATTTCTTGTTTAGACACTGAATACAATAATCGTTTTGACAAATTTCTATATAAAACTGTTGGTTATGAAACGTTAGCTAGCATAACAATGGGTCTTTTTTATTCTCCATATGCAGCAACCTCTTTGAGTGAATATTTTGCAAATGGATTCGAACATTATTTTATTGGAGATAGACAATATTTAAAGAACATAAGCCCAACACTATATAATAAAATTGTTGATATAGTTGGTTATTAAAATCCAAGGAGATATAAAATGGAAAAAGATAAATTTGAAGTAAGCATTGATACTGAGACTCACACGTTATACGTTGACGTGATAGTGTATAATAGACCAGAGTGGAGAGGAGTATCATATTATAATACTCCTATAGTTATTAATGAGTTAAGCAAACAGGGTTATAAATTAGGCTGGAAAAATTGTATTAGTAGAAGTAGGATTGTACGTAGCGATTCTGGAAGTAAAGAAAAATATTCCAAAGGAAGATGGGTGTTTAAGCTGGCAAACAAAACAGAACAAAAGAATGAACAACCCGTTGTTAAGGAACAGCCCGTTGTACAACCCGTTGTTAAAGAAAAGCCCGTTGTTAAAGCAAAGCCTGTCGTCAAAAGCCCCACAACTAAGAAGCCTGTGGCTAAGAAGTCTGCTGTTAAAAAAACAACAAGCGACGTGTTAAAAGAATATACTAAAAAGCAAAAATAATTGAGAGGTGAACGATGACACATGTGTCATTTTCAGAAATAAAAATTTGGAAAGAATGTGCTTGGAAGCACAAACTTGTATATCTAGATAAACTTAAAGGGTTTGAAGGCAATGAATATACTGCTTTTGGTACAGCAATTCATTCTACCTATGAAAAATCTTTGCTAAAAGAAAAGTTTAATGAAAAAGAATATTTTCAAAATAAATTTTTAGAGGAGCTAAAAAGTCTTCCAGAAAAGATCAAAAACAATCTTAATAAAAAATTGGTCGAAGATTTAAGAAAGCAGGGGGATGTTCTTGCTCCTTTGTCGATGGACGCTTTAAAAGAGTATTTTGGAGATTTTGAAGTTGTTTCTGCGGAAGAACAATTATATGAACCCATAAAAGCGTCTTTAAAAGAAGAATATAATTTTAAAGGCTTTATAGACTTGGTTTTAAAAACTAGCGATGGCAAACACCATGTCATTGATTGGAAAACTTGTTCATGGGGTTGGGACACCAGAAAAAAAACTGATAAAATGATCACTTATCAATTGACATTTTATAAATATTACTTTGCTTTAAAACACAACATTGACCCCAAAAACATTGAAACTCATTTTGGGCTAGTCAAAAGAACTGCAAAGAAAAACAATATTGAATTATACAAAGTAACCAGTGGTCCTAAAAAAACTGAAAATGCTATTAAATTTTTAAACAAGGCGCTTTATAATATTGATAAGAAGATCTTTATAAAAAATAAGCTTTCTTGTCATGGAAGATTCGGACCATGCGAGTTTTATAACACAAAACACTGCACATAAGAGGTACAATGGATAAAAAAATTAAAATTTTAACTTTGGGCGATCACCCACTTTCCGCTAGCGGTATAGGCACTCAAACAAAATATATCATTGAAGCCATGCTGGAAACAGGAAAATATAGTTTTTATTGTTTAGGCGGCGCCATGAAGCATGAAAATTATAATCTAGTAAAAACAGAAGAATGGGGCGACGATTGGGTCATACAACCAGTTGATGGGTATGGAAGTCAAGAACTAGTACGTAGCTTGCTTCGGCTTGAAAAGCCAGATATAGTGTGGTTTATGACTGATCCACGATTTTGGGGTTGGCTCTGGCACATAGAACATGAAATTAGACCTCTTGCGCCAATGATATATTACCATGTTTGGGATAATTTTCCGGCGCCTACTTTTAATAAGAAATTTTATGAATCAAATGATTTTATTGCGGCCATATCTAAAGTTACTAAACAAATTATTGATATTGTCGCACCTAGCGTAGAAAAAGATTATATTCCTCATGTTATTGACGAAACTGTTTTTAAAAAATATTCTAAGGAAGAAATAGAAGCGTTTAAGAATACTGGTTTGTTTAAAAAAGAAAGTTTTATAAAAGAAAACAATGAAGAAAAATTTATATTCTTTTGGAATAATAGAAATGCTCGAAGAAAACAAAGCGGCAGCGTGATATACTGGTTTAAAGAACTTTTAGATAGGGTTGGTCATGATAAAGCTTCTTTGATTATGCACACTGATGTAAAAGATGTCCATGGGCAAGATTTAGAGGCGATAGTTAAGGAACTAGGCCTGATTAACGGCGAAGTAATGTTCTCTACAAATAAATATCCACCAAAGATATTAGCACAAATATATAACTTGGCTAGTTGTACAATCAACGTTGCTGATGCGGAAGGTTTTGGCTTGGCCACATTCGAGTCTTTAGCGTGTGAAACTCCAATAATTGTAACAATGACTGGCGGCCTTCAAGAACAAGTGACAGATGGCGAGGAGTGGTTTGGCATTGGAATTGAACCATGTTCAAAAGCAATTATTGGGTCTCAAGAGATTCCATGGATTTATGAAGATCGCATTAACGGCGAAAAAGTAGTTGATGCAATGGAAAAAATTTATAATATGTCAAAAGAAGAAAGAGAAAAACTGGGACAAAAAGGCCGTCATCATGTTATAACCAACTATAATCGTCAGAAGATCATGAAAAAATGGGACGACCTTCTTACGCGCATTCATGATGAACACGGTTCATGGGAAAATAGAAAAAATTATCAATCATGGGAGTTTAAAGAAATAGTATGAAAAAAATCTTGGTGAGAGGGCCAGCTTTAACAAGAAGTGGTTATGGAGAACACACTCGTTTTATTTTAAGATCTTTAAGGCAACGCGAAGATCTATTTGATATATATCTGATTCCTGTTAGTTGGGGGAACACTGGATGGATATATGAAGATACAGAAGAAAGACGTTGGTTAGACAAGATTATAGCAAAAACCGCGGTTTATCAACAAAGCCAACCAAGCTATGATATATCTATGCAAGTTACAATACCAAACGAATGGGAAAAAATAGCACCAATTAATATCGGAGTTACTGCCGGCGTCGAAACAACACGCGTGGCGCCACTTTGGATCGAAAAAGGAAATCTTGTTGATAAGATTATTACAATATCTCAATTTTCAAAAAGTTCATATAAAGAAACAGTTTATACAGTAACGAATAATCAAAATCAAGTGGTAAAAGAAAATTTTCGTTGTACGACGCCAATCGAAGTAGTACACTATCCAGTTAGAAAAACTGATATAAAAGAAATTGACATAAATTTTAGTACAGATTTTAATTTTTTAGTAACCGCACAATGGGCCCCAAGAAAAAATTTAGAAAACACGATAATTTGGTTTATTGAAGAGTTCATAGATCAGGAAGTTGGATTAATATTAAAAACAAATGTTGTAAACAACTCCTTAATAGATCGTTTAGAAACAGAAAAGAGAATTAAGAATATAATAAACAATTATCCACAAAAAAAGTGTAAAATATATTTACTTCATGGCGATTTCACAGCAGAAGAAATGAATTCTTTATATTGTCATGAAAAGGTAAAAGCTTTAATTTCTTTAGCGCACGGCGAAGGTTTTGGTCTTCCAATCTTTGAAGCGGCATATAATGGATTGCCTATCATAGCACCGGATTGGAGTGGTCATTTGGATTATTTATATATACCCACAAAGGATAAAAAAGGCAAAATCAAAAATAAGTCTCATTTTGCGAAAGTTGATTATGATTTATCCCCAGTTCAGAAAGAGGTTATTTGGGAAAATGTAATAGTAAAAGATTCAATGTGGTGCTACCCTAAACAAGGTTCTTATAAAATGAAACTAAGGGAAGTTTTTAAAGATCATGGTAGATTTAAATCACAAGCACAAAAACTTAAAAAATTTATATGTACTAATTTTACACCAGAAGAAAAATATCAAGAAGTAGTGGAAATTGTGAAATCTTTCATCTCAGAAAGCACAGAGGAACAAGAAGTTGAAGCCATGTTTGCAGAATTAATGGCAGGCAATTAATGATAATTTTTGTGGCAGACATGTTTGCTAGCCAATACGAAGGCGGCGCCGAACTGACCACAGAGGCGATTATATCAGATAGTTTATTTCCCTGTAATAGAATAAATTCACAAAATCCAAATTTACAACAATTAATGGAAGAGCACAAAGAAGCCTTTTGGATATTTGGGAATTTCGCTTCAGTCCCTTTGAGTTGTATATTATACGCTGCTAAAAATTTAAATTATAGCGTTTTAGAATATGATTATAAGTATTGTCAATTTCGATCACCAGGAAAACATAAAGAATTGAGTGGAGAATGCAATTGTCATAAAAATATGCATGGCAAAACCATTTCTTTATTTTTAAACAGCGCAAAAATAGTGTGGTGGATGTCACATGCGCAAAAAAATAAATATCATAAATTATTTCCTTTTTTGGCCACAAACAATAATAAAGTGTTAAGTTCAGTTTTTTTAAATGAAAAGCTAGATTATATTCAAAAGCTAGACACATCTAAGAAAAATGATAAATATCTGATATTAAATTCACCATCATGGATTAAAGGTGCCGAAGATGCGGTAAAATATGCAGATGAAAATAAACTGAATTATGAATTAGTGTGGGGATTAAGCCACAAAGAATTGCTTAAAAAATTATCGAAATCAAAAGGAATAATATCTTTTCCAAGAGCCGGCGATACTTGTCCGAGAATGACTATCGAGGCCAGACTTTTAGATTGTAAACTTATTTTAAACACCAACGTACAACATAAAGATGAAGAATGGTTTTCTACTAAAGAATTAGCTTTAGATTATTTGGAACAAAGAACAAATATTTTTTGGAATGAAATTGAAAAAGTTGCAAAAGATCATTTAAACCTACCAGATAATATCGCTAGCGATAATTTAACTACATTTAAGATTGTTGTACCTTTTTATAATTGTGAAAAGTGGATTGGTACATGTATAAAAAGCGTTAAAAGACAAAAATATAAAAATTTTACTTGTGTACTTGTTGATGATATGTCAACAGACAACACAGCAACTGTTGTTAAGGACAACATTGTCAACGATAGTCGATTTAAGCTAATAACAAACAAGACGAAGAAATATGCATTAGCTAATATTGTAGAAGTGATTAAAAAAACAGAATGCAATGATGAAGATGTAATTATTTTGCTCGATGGAGATGATTGGTTTGCCTCTTCTAATACTTTAGGCAAGCTTTGTGACGCGTATAAAGACAACACATTAATGACTTACGGTAGCTATGTATACAACCCAAGTGGCCAAAAAGGCGTAGAACCATCTGAGTACCCAGAAGAAGTTGTTAAAAACAATGCATTTAGACAAGATCAGTGGAGAGCTTCTCATTTAAGAACTTTTAAGTATAAGTTGTGGAAACATTTGCAAAAAAGCGACCTCAAAGAAGACGGCGAATATTATGAGATGACATACGACCAAGCAATCATGCTGCCGCTTCTAGAGATGGCCTCTGAGCGCTCTAAATACATTCCAGAGGTCCTACACGTCTATAACAAAGAAAACCCCTTAAATGTGGATAAAATCAAAGAAAAACAACAATTTGAATTAGCACAAAAGATTAGAAGCAAAAAGCCCTATACAAGAATATGAACATACATTTAGAAAATGTTAACTTGCAAAGCACATCTGGCCCAAATCACTTTGCTTCAAAGTTGGTTAAACATATGGATGCCTCATTCGACCTAAATAAGGAACCAGATGCAAGATTGTGCTTTATAGAAACACATAACACAAAAATAGAGAATATACCACTTATTCAAAGATTAGATGGCATTTATTTTAATTTAGAGCAGCCTTACAGACTGCAGAATGCAAATATTGAAAAAACCTATAAAGAAGCGGACGGTGTTATATTTCAGTCAAACTTTAACAAAGAATTGACAACTAAATATTTTGGAGAACATAAAAATGGTGTCGTAATCCACAATGGGGCAGATGTAGACTATATTAATAGCGCGCCAACAATAAAGAATCCTGTAATAGAAAAATATGAAAATGTTTGGTGTTGCGCTTCATCTTGGAGGCCTCACAAAAGGTTGACTGAAAACATAAGATATTTTTTAGAACATTCTTCCGAGAACGATTGTTTAATAATTGCTGGAGAAAATGGCGGCAATATGCCAAATATTGATCGAGTTTATTATGTTGGAAAAATAAGTGTCTTGCAGCTTATTGCTTTATATAAGAGAAGTAAATATTTTTTACACTTAGCATGGCTAGACCATTGTCCTAATGTAGTTGTCGATGCACGTGCTAGCGGGTGTCAAATTGTTTGTTCCTCCGCCGGCGGAACAAAAGAAATAGCAGGCCCAAACGCAACAATAATTGAAGAAGATAAATGGGACTTTGAACCTGTAAAACTATATGAACCTCCAATAATGGATTTTAGCAAAAAGATTAAAAATGATTGGGAAGTAGATTATAATATGAATATTGTTGCAAATAAATACAAAACTTTCTTAGAAGGTTGCATTAAATGAAAATTTTTACTTTAAAAGCTAATGAAAATTGGTTTTGTGATAGATATCGTTCCGAATGGGCCCAGCATGCTGGTGAGAATATCCACACAGAAAATCCAAACGAAGCTGACATACTGTGGCTTTTACCTTCATGGCAATGGAAAGTTATTCCACCTTATTTTTTAAAAAATAAAAGAACTGTAGCCACTGTACATCATATTGTACCAGAAAAATTTAATTATTTAGAGTTTAAACAAAGGGATCATTATATTGATTATTATCATGTACCATGTGAACAAACAAAAAGAAACATTTCGCCATATACGAAAAAACCAATTAAAATTATTGAATATTGGTTAAATACAGATTTGTGGACGCCTCTAGATAAAAAACAATCTAGATTAAACTTGGACATCCCACAAGATGAATTTGTTATCGGGTCATTCCAAAGAGATACAGAAGGAAGCGACTTAATATCTCCAAAGCTTGAAAAAGGTCCAGATTTATTTGTTGAATATGTTAAAAAAATGGATAAGAAAAATTTACGTATTTTGTTGGGTGGTTGGCGCCGCCAGTATATTATAAAAAGGCTAGAAGAAGAAAAAATAAATTTAACGTATGTGGAAATGGCGCCATATGAAAAATTAAAAAAAATGTATGCTGCTTGTGATCTATATATTGTTTCTTCTAGATACGAAGGAGGCCCACAGGCTGTTTTAGAAGCTCCTGCTATGAAAATACCAATTATTTCATCCAATGTTGGAATGGCGAGTGCAGTACTTAATGACAACTGCATAATTGACGTCCATAATGATATGTATTGTCCTACTGAGGAAGATGTGGAAGAGTGTTATAAGAATGCCTTGAAATATGATATCAAAAAGCATGTACAAAAATATATAGATTTTTTTAAGGAAATAGAATGAAAATTGGTGTTATTGGTGTTGGTATAGTTGGAAAAGCAATATTATCAGGGTTTAAGGAACTAGGCCATGATATAAAATTTCATGACATAGCGATGAACACAAAGTTAGAAGATGTGCTTGATACTAAGTTATGTTTTATTTGTGTACCGACACCTTCTAAAGATTCAGGAGAGTGTGATTCTTCAATAGTGGAATCTGTTATTGCAGATC